AGTTTCATAATCGTGTTCTTCGAGTGTGGGCTTCTTGCCTAGCGCTGGCTTTTTCTCAGCGGGTGGGGTCGATAGCTTTGCTTCCAGTTCACGGTTCTTTTTCTGAAGTTCCCTGTGCTGCTTTCTCAATTCGCGCACCCATTCAGGTGCACGGGCCTGCTCATCTTCGGGAGGCGGAGTTTCCTCACCAATCGAAACCACCACATCGTCGTCAACCGTCTCTACCTCTGCAACTTCCGTTGGTTCGGTTTCAACTTCGATAACTTCCTGCGGTTCTGTTTCTGTTTCTTCCATTGATCAAGTCCCCATCTAACTCACCACTTTAAACGGCTGGGTGGTTGCCGTGATGACGCATCTCGCATCAAAATCTTCCATCAGCATGAGCAGGTCGATTGCATCCTGCTCATCCTGTATAAATTCCTGTAGCGTTAGTGCCGCTTGTCTTAAGTCTGCACTATATGACGAATCATTATATAGACATGATTGTAATAGAGCAAATTCAATCTGTAATGCTGCAAACTGCTCGCGCTCGTGCGCGTAGTCGTCTATTTGCTCGACGATAGCTTGGATGGTTTCGTCTGTGCTTTCCTCGAATACCTGCTTTGCCTTAATGACCTCGTGCGATAGCTCAAACTGTGCACGCTCGTTGGCCCATCCGCGCTTTTTCTTACTACTCCCGCCGCCTTTGACGACGATCTGAGTAGCGCCCCAAGAGTTACCCCAAGCATTGCCAAACGATAGTCCCCAAGCCGATGCCATCTAAGGCCCCCAAGGGTCTGATTCTGAGCCGCTGCCCGATATGGCTTGGCCTTTTACTTGGGTCATGTTGACACTCGGAGGCGTATCATTCATTGCCGCCAATACTGCGAGCGCAATATCTGAGGCTGTTGGGCCAGTGCTGCCGGATGTGCTAATGCCCTGCGCCTGCACGGGGACTACGCTTTTCACCAGCACTTGATACACCCCAAGAGTAGGAACGACCGGATCGCCGCCGCCATCCACAAACAAGTTACCGTCGATTACCAGCGTTTGATTCGCTTCAATCGGGCGCACTCTCCAGCCATTCTGTAAAAAGTAGTAGGGTGGAATTGATAGCCCGCCACCCAAGTCGTCACCGCCAGCGGTGCGAAACGCCGGAAGATACTTCGCATTATCAGACACGGCCATCCAATCCACCCAAGCGACATAGAGCGCCTTTGCAGTAACGCTCGTGCCGTCTAGTATGAATCGCTTGGCGGATGGATCGATGGTGATTGCCATGGCTTAGGCATACACGCGGTCTTGCTCTGCAACCAGAGATAAGCTGATCGACTTGCTCTGCGTGATCGTTCCGGTGGCCACGGCGAACTTGCCAGTGCCCGGACGAATGCCGATCAACGTTACAGGGCGCTGGGTGGAGCCCGCATAGCCGCCTTGGGTGTTGCCGTTCCAATCAAAGTCAAACGCAATAGATGCAGCGCTGATTGTCCCGGTAATAGGTGTGCCGGCTGCATTGTTGACTGTGATGGCACCAGCCTCGCCGTAGTCATTGCCTGCACCTGTGGGCGATGTATACATCAGGCGGTAGCTGGAACCCGCACCAACAAGCACGCCATTGAAGTTGAGCGTACCCGCTGAGGTGTAGTTGTTGACACGCAAAGTGTTGGTATCGTCGTAGAACTCTACCCGGTTGCTGTCTGCTGGGAGTACGTCGTCGATGTAGACGGACTGGGACGTGACCAATGTGTCACCCACGAACTTAAGTAGTTCGTCCTGAATATTTCCGAGCTTGGTTCCTGCTGTGCCGCCAGTGTTGATGTCAGTGCCTTGGCGCAGCATGTACTGCACTTTTGCATAAATCTGCTCCAGCGTACCGCCGTTGCCCTCGATGATGATCTTGAAGTCACGCGACACACCTGCAATGGTGCGGGTCTGGTTGGCAGTGTAGTAGGCAACCGTGATGCCAGAGTACGGAGCGCCAGCCATAGCCGCATCGCCAGTGGCTTGCACGGCACCAAGCAAGCCAGTGATCTTCAAGTCGTCCTCGTTGGACACCAAGAAGTTGACTTTGTTGGCTCCTGTGCCTGTTGCACCAGTATCAGCCAGAACAGAGGATTTGAATTTCTTGCCGTACTCGCGGACATATGCCTTGGCATAGGTGCGCTTGTCAAAGCTGCCGTGCGTTGCATCACCAAACACGCGCACGCCCACGTTGAACTGGTCAGTGAATGGAAAGTTCACCGCTGCGTCTGTTGGTGCCAGGTGATAGTAGGGCTGCACCGTCGTGGCCGGTGTAATGGAACCCAGTCCAATGAAGCCTGCGTACTGCTGAAGCAACGCACCAGCCGCAGAGTATTCGGACCAGCCGCCATCGCGTAGCATGTTGCGGGTTGCATCGCTGTCAACGTCGGATAATTTCCACCCAGAGTATGTGGAGCCGTCAGTGCCTATCTGAAACTGGCCAGACAACGCATCAATTGCATATGCCGGAAAAGGGCTATCTTGATAAGTTGATGTTGCCCAAAGGTCTACCAGCTTGGAATACAGAGCCTGCCACGTCACGCCATCCTTAGCAACCAGCGCACCCCCAGCGTTGAGCGTGATGATTCGTCCGGGCTCGTCAATTGTCAGGTTTGTCCCGACAATCAGGTCTGCTTTACTGGTGATTTTTGCCATGATGGTCCTTTATGCGTAGTTGCGGTCAACAGTCAGGCTGACGGGGATTGATGAATCGGCGCTTGTTAGCGTCAAATTGCGAATGTACTGCGGCACGTAGCCTGCCTTAATAAAGCCAACGTCAATCGTCGGTGTGCCTTCATATTGATAAGCGAAAGTTGTCCCAACTCCTGCGTCCACACTTGCCAGAATTGTCGAAGTGCCAGCCGTCAACACTACAGCATCCGTTCCTGTTGGTAGCCCGGTGAACGTGATTGTATTCACAGACAGCGGGTACAGGTTTGTTTGCTGCGCTGCGCTTGTTGTCGTCATTGCTGCGCGCATGTTGGTTATCACGTTGGTCGCAGCGGCAATGGCGCATGTTGCGCGCACCTTCAGCCTGAAGCCTGTTGTGCTGTTGAATGTCTGTGCAATCAAGTTGGCTGCGGTTAGGTTGAGCCATGTGCCGCCGTAGCCTGAACCGGTGTCGATTTGGAATTCAATGTCGTGGTTTCCCCAGCGTGTTCCGAATGTCACGTTGGTGCCGGTGATGGTTGGGGCGATGTTTGTGAATGCTGTGTACCCAATGGCGAAGTACGGCATTTCCCAAGTAATCTGGTCACCAACCTTGGTAAGCAAAACCGAGCCGCTTGAGTTGAACTGTGGTGATCCGCCAGTAGCTGAACACTGCGCAGCGCTGGCTGACGTTGGCTCGTTACAAACGATCTCTGTGAATCCTGCTGTTGCGCTAGTGAATCTAGTCTTCCAATGAGAGCCGTAAACCGACACCTGCCCGGTTGTCGCGCTGGTGATGCCGACGTTCTTCTCTACAGCGTTCAGTCCAGCCATCACGGTCGTGTCCGCATAGTCGCCCATGCAGTTTTCGATCAAGATGTTGGTGTCTGAGTTGACGAATACGTAAGGACCGCCGCGCGTACCACTCAGGAACATGCGCTTGATTGTGATGCCATCGTTGTTACCACCGCCGTTTACACCAACGTTTGTGACGGTGTTGGTCATAACCAGCGGTGCTACTGAGCTGGTTCCGATGTTTTTGACCAGCGTGTCGTAGCAGGCTGACGCATTTACAAGCCCGTTGTATGGCCCGTTGTTTGGTAGCGGAAGTGAAAATCCGTTCACCGTATTGCCAGAGCCACCAGTCGTAAAGTCTAGGCCATACATACCGTTAGTTGCTGTCGTGGTTGTGGTGATCGTGTGATCGTAGTAGGTCAGGTTGTTAAATGTGCATCGCTGTGCGCCAACAAACAGGCCACGGCCACCGATGAATGTTTCATTGGTAAATGTGCAGTTGACCGCTTGAGTAGATGTGACGGCTCCTGTCGTTCCGTTGGCCCGTAGCGTTGCAGATAGGTGCTTATTGCCGCTAAATGTCACGCCCGTTGCGTAGTTAATCTGGGAAACGTACCTACCTGCTGTGGCTAGCGAGAAGCTGACGAACACGTTATTCTGAACCGTTCCGCCAGCAAAGCATGAAATCACGTTTAGTGCGGTGTTGATCTGTGCTTGTGTCGGCGCAACGATGCAGTCGTCTACATCAAGCGGTGATGCAATCTCGTACAGGTTCATCAAGTCGCTGACAGCGCAGGACTTGTACTTGACGTAGAACGCCTGCTGCAAGTTCATGTACCACTGGCTAACGATACCGCGAAGGTCGAAGTAACCTGCACCCGTGGTAATCAATTCTTGACGCGTGGCGACCGTCGCGTTTGGCAACACCCGTGGGCCGGTGCCGGACGCTGTGCGCGTGCTATTGGTCAGGATGATTGCAGGGATACGCACTTTGCAGCCTGTTGGGGGCAGGAAGAACACGCCGTTCGTGCCATCGTTGCCGATGCGGATGCCGCCAGTTGTCTGGGTGATGACCTTCATGCTTGCATCGGTGCGGTGAGTTGCCAATGCCACTACTGTTCCGACGCTTGCGTACTTCTCGTAGATGCCTGAGCCTGCGGAAGTCTCAATCCACACGCCTGGAAACGTGCTCGCATTGGTTGCGGTCGTTGGGCATGGAATAATCTGATTGCGCGCGCCGTTGGTTGTGCCAATTTCAAACCACGCCTCAGTAGAGGTCACGGCCCCGATTCGTGGAACCGTGATGGTAGCCACCGTGTCGCCACGACATTCAATCCAGCCCTGCACGTCTGGCCCTGAGCATGTGGCTGTAATGCCAGTGAGCGCACCTGCTGCAAAGTTCCCACCAGTCACGCCGCCGATCTTTATGAATCCAGTAGCGCCTATGGCAGCGCCTGGAACGATTGGCTCGGATAACCAGTTGGTCCAAGCGCCAAGGAACACGCCCGACACGCCGCCTTGGCTAATTGCTGCACCGAAGGCTGGCGAGTTGCCTGAGCCTGCAGTGTAGGCCACCACGCGCACGTAGGTTGGGTCAAAGTGCAGTGTCCCGCCAGTCCCTGAAAACGTGACAGTATCAAGTGAGCCGAATGCGGTGCTGTGGTTTGGACAGGCGTAGCTATCTGTTCGCACAACAAGGCGCGTTCGGTTGCTGATTGCGTAGGTGTCGAGCGTGGCGTTTACCGAGCCGCCCGTCTTTGCGTCAAAGAACTCATCAACACCAGTAGAGCAGGTGAATGCGGTCATTGATTACTAACCTTTACCGACAGCATGGTGTTGTGCATAGTATCAATTGTCGCCTGGTTCAATGCCAACGATTTTACCATTCTCGCGGATCAATCGGCGGGGTTTCTTCAATGCGTCAATAGCCTTGTTAGACCCTTCAATACTGCTAGAGGCTAACTGATTGATTGCGTCTTTGATGCCTTTGAAAGTGTTAGTAAGGTCTGCGCCTTCGCGGTCTTTCACTTCCTTTTCGGCTTGATCGCGTGCTGGTTTGTTGGCTTGCTCTTCGTGGTCATCCATTAGCTTCTTTAGCTTCAGGGCCATTTCTATCCGCATATTCTCAAGCTCTAGCAGGCGCTTTTGTCGGTCAAGGTCTTTGCCTTCTTCGTCTACTGGTTCGGGTTGAATGGTTGGTTCTACCTGTGGCACTTGCGGGGCTTGTTCCCTCAGCATAACTGCGGTCTTTGCCTTGGTTTCTTCCGTCTTTGCTAGTGTCAAAAGTACATCGGCCCTTGCGTTAGCTGCTTTGGCCTGGGCTTCCTCTGCCGCTGATTCTAGGAATACAGCGTTAGGGTCTTGCTTTCCGGCTTCGCCTGCCATTTGCTGCGCTTCTTCGTCAGTTGGCTTCAATACGCCCATTTGCACCAGCTTCTTGCGAAAATATTCCCTCACCTCGCTGATACCTTCGCCTTCCATGTTCATCATTGCCATCGCTTGTAGGACTTGCTTAGTCTGTGGGTCGTCACTTACTTGCATCATTCCCGTGAGCGATTGAACGGTAGCATTGCGACGGCTAGACGATGAAGGCCCAACATCTACGGCAACGTCAAAAGCAGCGTTTCCGAGGTCGTTTTCCATCTCCACCTCGCCGCTGTCATTGATCTTTGGGCGCATGATTGTGCTTGAATCAATCTCGTCCTGTGGGCCGATGGTCTTCATCTTGCGGCCTTCCTCGACGTAGACATCCTTAGCCATGCTTAACCATATTTCACCGACACGCCTCACAGCCTTGGCCATGTTGGACATGTATATAAAAGCCTGCATATCTATACGCTGTTGGATCATCTCCACGGCTTTACCTGAGATATTGCTCACCATCTTTTCGCCGTTTTGCTGATTGCCCAATATTTCGGACATATCCTGGTCGGTCAGTTGGAGCAATGCCGCCATCGCTGGGGGTATCTGTGGGCTGCGAGTGTAAGACTGTGGGCCAACTGCGGTTGGGTTTCCATTCAGGTCTGTAATCGGGTTGATCAACAGGTAAGGATAGTTCTTGATGTTATCTTCCGACCACATCATTTGATGCCCAGATACCTGCTCAGGCGTAAGAATAGGCTTTTCAATGCTAGACAATGCGCTGATCTCACCCAGCTTAGACAGCTGCATATTCTTCAAGCGTTGGGCATCTTTAGCCAGCCTTACGTGGCCCATGCAGCGCTCTACGTTGTCCACAAACCAGCGCTTACCGTACACCGGGACAATCGGAATATTCCTACCAGCGATGTAGCCACAATCTTCCAACACCTTGCCACCGGACATGATGTATTTATGCACGCGCTTACGTTTGACCTTCTTTTGACGCACTTCACGCGAGCCTACAGCTTGAAGGGTCTGTTCTAGTTCGTCATCATTCTCAAAGTCTGCATCCGTGTATCGCTCCTCTGTGCCGTCGATAGCTTGCCAGATATAAACAGTCTCTCGCACTTCCTCGACCACGTAATACTCAGCAACATACACCGCGTCAGGCGTTGCCCAATCGAACTCAAACTGGTGAATGTCTTTAGGCCATGTTGCTGGGTCGTCGTCCCATTCAGCAGCATATGCGCTGCGGGTCATTGAATACAGCACGAAACAATGCTTAGCGTCTGATTTGTCTTGACGTTTTGCGCCTAGGTCAAAGAATACCGAGCTGTCAGCATCAAAGATAGGTTCAATCCGAATACGTTGGTGTTCGTTCTCGTCGTCCTCGTCATCTTCGTAACAAGTGCGAACACGCATCGCACCATAACCACCGCCTACAGCTTCCTCGAATGCGTTGTCGTATGCTTCCTCTGCACCGCTGTCACGCTCGTCTGCCCGGTACAGTCCGTCGCATAGGTCAGCCAGCTTGTCGTCACCTTCGCCGTCTTTTGCTACAAAATCAACAGTTATTCGGTTATTTCGGTATTCATTGATGATGCGGATGACTGCCAGGTGAACCTTGTTTACTTCAAACTTGGGCTTATTCTCGAACTGCTCTCCAAGTTGGCCTTCCCATTGCGCACCAGCTAACGAGTAAAAGCGACGATCTTGAAGGCATTGCATGCGTTCATCACGCACAGCCTCTTGAATGATGTCAAACTCTTGTAACGCTTCAGCGTGAATATTCGCGTGACGTTGCTCTTTAGATAGTCTTGCCATAAGTGAATCCTTTGCGCGTGATTATCGCTTACCAGCGGTTCGCCGTGGGCATTGTTTGCACTTCCACCCGTTTGACGGCATTCTGTGCCCTTCTAGCGCCCTCTAATGCGTATCTCACAGCGTCAAGCATGTGGTTATCCTTGTCAGCCAATACAGGCAGCACAATGTCAGTCAGTTGGTCAATCTTGTAGCTGTACAGCGTCAATTCGTCGATCACATGCTTGCACCTTGGATGAACGATGATGTCAAACGACTGCAGCCATGCAACTCCTTCCTCTACTGATTTTGGCCCTTTGATAGCTGCTTGAATCTTGGGAAAGCCGTTGCGCCTCATGTGACTGATTGTCTCAGGCCTAGCAGAATCAGCAACCATTGGCCATTTTTCAGACTCTGGCACGCTCATAAATAGCGCGGGAGTGTCTACAATCTCACATCCAACTTGATAAGCCTCGTAATCAATGTACAGCTTCCGGCCAATGATGTGACAGCGAACCAATGTCGTAGGGTCGCTAGCAAACCCCCAGTCAGCTCCAAACCTATGCACAGCATCAGGCGGGGCTTCAAATTCGTCTATGCTCCAATTCTTAAACACCTTGGAGTCACTGCGCTGCAAGTAAGCACCCTCCCAAACGTGGGCATATTTGTCCGGGTCGCGCTTGCGGTCATATTCCATCTCAGCAAGCAATACATCAGGGAAGTGCGGATTGTCTCGCCAGTTAGCCTGCACTACTATTGAATCAGTAGGAGGCGTTGCACCTCGTAATAGAGCGTCAATCGGGTCAGTGTCTTTGCCTGGGTTCCAGCTAAACCACAGCTCAGAGCCTGGCGCTCGGATTGTCGGACGTAGCAGGTCTAATGACCGCTGGCTAAGGCTTTGGGCTTCTTCTACCCATGCGATGTCAAACCCTTGCAGCGATTTAATCGAGTCTGCGGTGTGATCTTGCATACCTTGGAAGATAACCAGACTGTTATTCGGCCCAATAATCTTAGATTGCTGTACTTCAAACAGTGAACCAAGATTGAATTTCTCGATATTCTCTTCAATCAGCTTCTTGACTGACTGGTCTAGCGTCTTCTGTACCTCACGCACACAAACGGCATGTGTTCTTTTCATCAAGCATCGTTCAATCAGCAGTTCAGCAAAAAAGAAAGACTTGCCAGAGCCTCGCCCACCATGCGCCCCACGGTATCGCTTCCCGTCATCTAGTAGCGGGAGATATACGCGAGGTGTCTGTATCTCAAGTTCCATTCTTCGGGTCAATAATGGTTCGCTTGATCAATTGCACTTGCAGCGGGTTGTTCTTGTCGCCCAATAGCTCCACCTTGTCGGTGAACATCTTTAGATGTTTTCCCTGCAACTCCAGCGCCTTCAATGCGGCTGTATGGTTCGCCATAACCTCGTTGCCGTCTTTATCGTAGGTCTTGCGCATGGCATCAGACTTTACGGCGTTGATGTCTCTAAGCACGTCTGCGGCTGTTAAATCGACTATTTCGGCTCGCTCTTTCATGGCAGACTGTATTTTTTCTTTGACTGAAGTTTTCTGAATGAGCTGATAACCTTGCTGCTCTGCCGTCTTGGCACTGTAACCCGCACGAATAGCTGCCTGAGTTGCGTTCAAGTCGATTAAGTACTCTCGCACGAATGCTGCTTGCTTTGGAGTTAGCTCTTTCATATCAGCCATTTTACTATCGGACTTACAACCATCCGTCGCGGTCCATAACGTAGATACACAAACAAATTGTAATTACCCATCCTGCGATATACATAGTCTTCCCCTTATTTAGGCATGTCAATGAAATACACAATTAGCGGGGCTGCAAAAAGGCAAGCTATGCCAATTGCCTCCAATAGTTCGCGGGTGTATTTTTTATAGGTGTTCATGGTCTTCTCTCATTTCCTTAGATGAGGGGCATAAGCCCCATGAGTTAAGCGTAGCGCCGGTCAAGGTAAGAGGCTTGTGCTAGCGTCAAATTTACCAATATCGGATCGATGGTAATGAACATTCCGGATGCACGCAGGCGCTTGGCAATCCGACGAGCTGCTGCGTATGGAACCAGTCTGCACTTGTGGCCAACGCTCCGGCCGCTTAGCAATCCGCTGTTTGCGTTGTTGCGTACTTGGTAGAGTTTGCGAGTCTTCATTTTTGGTTTCCTTAGTGTTGTTTGTTTCGATGTGTTTATTATAAAGCAATTTACATCATTGTGTAAACTATTTTTACATTTATTTAGAAAATTTCTTGTTTGAACTCTTCCAGCGTCATGTGCTTTGCGTGGTATATGTCTCCTACCATGTTCCTGAAACATGCGTACACTGCCTGGCCTTGGTCGTTGTGGCTCTTGGGCTCCCCCACTAGAAACGAGCCGCGACGCTGTGCACGTACTGGTAGGGCTTCTAGCATATTCCAGTACATGTCCTCAGTTGTCTCTATCCATTCGGCTGGGGCTGCGTCCATGGCAGTCCATAGGTCTGCCCATTCGAGTTTGGTTGATTCGGTCATGTTGGTTTCCTTTGTTTATCTGGCCTTTCGGCCCTGGTTTATGCTGCTTGCTGAGTTGCTGCTTGCTGAGTTTTTTCGGCCAAGTAATTGATGTCGTCGTCAATCTCGGCCTGACTCCATCCTTTTACCTGGTTCATGCAGTCCATTGCCGCGTAAGCCGCTGCAACATTGATATTTCCACAGCCGAAACCTGATTCGCTATAGCGTTTGTGCCAAATTTCAAAGTATTTGTTGTAGTTTGCGTTCATTTTTAAGGTTTCCGTTGTTTGCTGCGATGAATGAATTGTAAACCAAATTACAGCACTACGCCAACTATTTGCAAAATATTTTACTTTTTATTTCCAGTCATCCCGTGCGCTGTTCTTTGCGTCCATCTCTTGCATCAATCGCTTGAGATAGATAGCCATGTCTAACGCTTCCTCGTAGGCGTGTTGCAACCATTGGCGCTCGGTTAGCGGGTTGCCTGCTACTGTGCGGCCATATTTTTTAAGGCCCAATTGCTGGCGGTCTAAGATGTTCTTGCACACTTCCTGCTCTGTGTCTTTCATGCTTGTAGCTCCTTTGTGGATTGTTTGTCGGTAGTGGTGGGGGCGATACGCTGCAGCCACGATGTGGGAAAGTCAGCCTCACCAGTGTGTATATACGTGCCTGCGTCGCTCAGTTGCATGATTCCAGCGCCTGTGCAACGGAAGATTCGGCCACGGCCTGAGTGTTCGCCTTGAAAGCTCTGCACGGTGACGGTTAGCCCTAGGTTGGGACTCTTGGATTGGCCTAATCCGTTTACGACCTTGCAGGTGTCGCCTGCGCTTATGGGTTTCATGGTTTGATCTCTTTCAGCTTTTGTTTGTAGATATCTTTGATCTCTCTTAGGTCGTCAATACTGTAATGCTTTGCAGTGTGTGGGCCTTCTAGCCATTCGACGCGCTCTTGTCCTATCAGCTTAACCAGGTTCACGCGATATAAAGCCACGTTGCCGGATAAGTGCGTGTTACATGGTGCGCACTGTTTGTGGCAGTTATCAGGCTCATATGCAAGCTCAGGACGCGCGCCACGGCTTAGATAGTGCCCTGCATGGTATTGGCCTGTGTGGTTTCGTTCGCAGCTTATGCAAGGTTTATCAGCGTCCCTAGCCCTCACCCATGCGTTAAATGCTGTCTGCGCTTCACGCGCCCAGTCTGCACGACTTTTGATTGCAACCTTCCGCGCCTTGGTTGTATCGCGCTCTTCCTTTTTTGCAGCTTTCACCAGCCTAGATGCGCACATTACCGAACAGACGCGCTGCATTGGTCGCAGCGGGTAAAAGCTAATGCCGCATTGTTTGCAGTCTTTTGGGCGCGAAACCGTCATAGGTCGCGCTCCCATGCGGCGAACTTTACGCCTTGCTCCGTAGACCATGCCAGTACAAATTCAATCAAATCGGCACATTCTGCACGGCTTAGTTTGCTTGTCTTGCGAAAAACCACATCAATGCCATGCCCGTCGATTGCAGGAAGTATTTCCACTTGTTGGCCTGTAGCGCGCAACCATGCCGCGGTCATTAGCCTTTTCCATGTCTCGGCGTCGCGCTTTTGGCCTGCCCATTCAATCTGATTGCTTATCTGAGTTAGCAGTGAATGAAGGAGCGCGTTTTCCTTTAGGCTGCGTGTCTCTGGGCGCACTTCCAAGGTGTAGCGCTGATCGGCTTGCAGTACGGCAGCCAAAAACGGGTAGAGCTGTGATTGCAATGCAGCTCGGGCCTGTTGTCGGTTAAAAAGCTGAATGGTCAGGGTTTGCATTACGCCACATCCGCTAAGTCTTCCACTATTTGTGCATCTTCGGCCTCGCACAATGAAACAAGCATCTCAAGCGTATTTATGCGATCCATGAAGCTCTCAATGCGAGACTGGCGCAAAAATGTACGGTCAAACACTTGCACGGCTACCAGCTCCTTGCGTGCTTGTTCTAAGTCTGCGCTGTACTGTTGGGCTTGGGTTGCTGTGTTCATGTTGGTTTCCTTGTTTGTTTGGTGTGCTTGATTGTAATCTATTTTACCAACATTTTGCAATTATTTTTCAATCTTCCAGTTTATCCAATGCAGCGCCTCGCAGTATCGCTTGAACGCCCAGATTGCATACGATCTATCGTGCTGGGCCATATACGCGCAATGGGCCACTATGCGAGCTTTTAGGGCTGCGTCGGCTTCGGTCACAGGCTATACCGTCCCCACCTTTGCCGCTTGATTGCGCCAATATCCACTAGCTCAGCTAGCACCTTGTAAGTCGACTGGTACGGCCAGCCCGTGATTGCCACAAACTCAGCCAACATTAGCGGCCCATGCTCCAACAGCTTCAATGCAGCGTATTGCCTTGTCATTTTCTTTGGCTCTCCCAATTGAACGAAACCAATTTTCCACCGCCCTCACGCATCCTATCAAGAATACGATCACCGAAGTATTCCTTTAATGCGCCCATGTCAAGGTTTGTTATAACGATGGTTGGATTCATGTTTTCATATCGGCGGTTCAAAACTTCAAACATCAGTGTCTTATTGAACTCGGTCCCGTAATCCATTCCAGCTTCATCCAAAATCAACAGCTCAACGTGCGAGAAATTGTCAATCATTTCAGATTCTGTCTCTTTTGATTCTTTAGCAAAACACTCCTTTATTCTTCGCAGCAAACCAGTGACCGTATAAAACTTGGCGTAAGTACCTTGTTCAATCAGTTCGTTAGCGATTGCGCAGGCTAAATGAGTTTTCCCTGTCCCTGCCTTGCCTGAGAAAATTAAACAGCGTCCATCGGCGTTTGCTTGCGTCCAATCGTCTGTATAGGCCTTTGCAACTGTCAGAGCTTTCTCTTGACCTTCGTTGCTGATACGGAAGTTGTCAAAAGAGCATCTTGCGAATCGTGGGGGAATCTTGCTACTGGCTTTTGCACGTTCAATGGAAGCTTTTAATTCATTGGCCTTTCTGTCAGCTTCCTGTTTTTCTTTCATGTCGTCAAAGTATTTAGTGCATCCGGGGCACTTACTATAAAACGTATGCCCCATAGTCGACATTACTTTTGCTTGAAACTCACCGTGTGTTTCACAAACCTTAGTCTCAAAAACTTCCGTCATCATTAACTCCTTGTGTGTAGTTCATTGCTGAAATATCGTGATACGTGCGCTTGACTGGATTTTTTACAGCAGTTCTGGAATTCCTGCACCAGTTACGCCATGTTGCCTGCCAATCGAGCTTTACGCCTTTTTGTCCCGGCTGTGAATTCCAGTAGTCCCGAAACTTGCTCGCTTCTTCCAATGTGTTAGCTATGCCTTGATCAATAGCAAATTGAAAATCAGGTTCAAAGTCTTGAGGCAAGCGGGAACCGCGCGCTGTCTTTGTCTTCTCTATCTTTGGTAACGGTAACGGTAACGGTAACGGTATTGGAGACGGAGACGGAGACGGAGACGGGGCATCCGCCTCGCATCCGTCTCGCATGCGGTCCGTGTGCGGTTCGGATGCGCCTCGCATGCGGTCCGCATAATCTGGCATGCGGTTTGCAGCTTCATTGCGTCCATATCGCTTGCATAAAGCTGCAAATCGTGAAGCTTCGGACCTATCCTTTGCACCAGCCGCCCACGGGTTATGCTCTGACCAATCGTGAATATAAAGCTGGTTTTCCTCGCCATCCAAAAACCCAACGTCTACCATCGCAGAGACAAAAGCCCCATGTTCACCAGTCCAATCTACTGAAAGTTCTATGTCCTCGTTTGACAGTCCAGACAAGTCACCGTCGCTTCGATTGGCAGCTGACCATATAAACAGGTAGATGCATGCCAATGGACCAGCGTGCCCCAATCGCCTGAGTAGCTTCTTGGTCTTTGGGTGACCAGGTAGCCCGGTTGATATGCGAGCATCCTTTGTCATTCAAAACTTCCAGCATCTTCTTGCATGCTTTTCTTGGCATTTTTTAAGGCCTTTATTAGCAAATTGATATTTTCAGGTTGAATGACAATTACAAACGGACCTTCGTGGCCGTCGTATGGGTCAGTTTGAGAGATTGAAATTGCACCGCCTGTATTCAGAAAAACGTCAATTTCTAATTGCTGCTTGATTACCATAAATTTACCCATAAAAAAAGGGCTTCACCTGCACACTCATCCTTTCGGAAGTTGATCGAACGGGTAGTAATAACCCGCTAGTGTGCATGTGAAACCCTACTACTAGTTAATCCCGATCAAAGGATACGCATATTCTACCCCCAATCTCTCAGGGGTAGTGCTATTTTTTTACATCAAATATCTAGCATGGTCCAGTCTTCTAGCTCTTTATGAAACACACCCTGCGCGTCAAGATGGCCTTTGCGGTTCTTTATCATGTCGTAAGCTGACGCTAAACACTCCGTTAGGTCAATATCAGCCGTAGCGCAACCCATTATCAATGTGACCAAAATATCGCCATATGCATCAATCTGGCCTGCTTTGTCGCCTTTGTTGATGGCCTCCAATAGTTCGGTCACTTCCTCCATCGTTTTGATGGCTTGGGCCATTGGGTTAGAGTTCTGCACGATGCCTCGCGCTGTTCCCCAATTGATTACTTTTAATTCATATTCTGCGTAGCTCATAGTGTCTCCTGTTGTGAATAATTCGTTTTGAGTATTGAAAACGGCCTTAGATTGGCCAATAACTGCGGTTGGAAACAATTTTTTGTGGCAAACCGGGCCTATTGCGTGTCCAGCAACAAAATACGTTGCTTTGTCCAATGGCCTGTTGCACATTACGCACTGCACTTTGTGGCCTTAAGCATCACCACGTTTACGCCAGTGCCTGCAAACTCATTTTCGTAGATTGTTGACCATTCGCACTCCACGCCTTCAAAGTCCTTGCCCTTGTTAGACGATGGTAGGATGGCTACAACCACGCCACCGGGCTTCAATAGGCCTATGGCGTACTCAGTATGCAGTCGCGCCCTACCGCCTTCAAATGGAGGGTTTAAGATGATCCTATCGTACCTACCCGCAGTAATAGCCCACGGCAGAAAGTCAGCGTTGACCACGTTAACCCCTTTGGCCTTTAATATGGTGCAATGAAGTTCGGATATTTCCACGCACGTAGTTCTATCCTGCGGCATGAATTGAGCAATGCCGCCCTGTCCTGCGCTAGGTTCTAAACATTGATCATCGTCTCCAATGTCTGCCCACTCAACCGCGATGCGTGCCAATTTCTCGGGGGTCGCGTAATATTGGTGTGATTGTTTATCAGGAATGCACCCAGAGGCAACAATATCGTCCAGCACTTCGGTGGGGTCGTAGTCAAACTGAAAGTATGGATTAGACCCACGCTCCATAAGTACAGCACCGATTGATTCAAGTACCTTGGTTGCTTCCTCTACTCCGCCAACGTGTCTACCGCTGTCAAACTTCCGAGCGTTCTCAATATTGACGTACTTTGTAGGGTATCCGTTGCCAACGATACGTGTGGCGATTCTCATACCTCCCAACAGGGCCAGCACGTTAAACGGTAGAGGTCTTCCGATAAGTTCAAACTCTTTGATCTGCTTTTTAGGCTTTTGGCGAAACTGTGCCGGGATAGCTCGTGGGTACATACTGGCAAGAATTGCATTCAATCGCCACGACATATCCGGGTGAACCTCCATATGGGCTGTTCCCTTCTTGAATAACTTGATCTTCATAGACCCACCGTCCAATGTCACCCACTGGCCCCACCTACGTCTAAGGATAGGGATTAGGTCAGTCGTTGCATGCCAGCCTGGTTCTTTGCGTCCCATGAATTTAGCCACTACACACCGCAGGTCATTGATTAACCCGCAGGTGCTAGTGTCCGCAGAGTCGTAAGCATTTAGAACACGGGCGATGATCATCCGCTTTCCAAACCCTTCGGGCGCGTTGGTTACGTGGTCGCCAGACAATCCCCGGAATATCCCATCTACCCGTTCAGCCAAAAACTGGGCACGCATGTTCATCATTTCCGTGATGGTCGGGCGCACTGTTTTCTCTACAAAGTCGGGCGCCGTCATATCTCGGATGGTCTTGTTCCATTCGTCCCGGCGCTTTTGCGGCATCATATCTAGCACGTCTGTAAGTGCTAGGGTCTTTGACCAATAGGAGGCATTCAGGCTCGCCACCGCTCCAGATACCTCAAACAGCTTTTTCACTGATGGCCGGAAGTGTCCACTATCGTCACTGTTGCCAGATAGGAAGTATTCAAGCGCGGCTTCATTCTCCACGTCGATCATGTTTCCAATAGCTTCAATCCGCTTGCGCATAGATTGATATTGGCCCAATAGCTCGGTGAAGATATCCGCACTTACTGGCGCAAAGAAGTGAGCCGTTTCGTCTACTAGCTCGGTGTGGGCTAGTTCGGTCACCTTGGTGCAACCTTAGATTTAGTCTGATTGGGTGTGCATGAATGCTGCTCAGGGTTGACCCGCACAGCATCTAGCAGCATCTGGCGTTGGCTTTTGAGACGGCCCATCTTGTCGATTAGGGTGGAAGGCTGGCCTTTCCAATCGAATGGGCTGTGTTGTTTACTTGGTTTCATTTTTCTTTTTCCGTGGCTTTTTGGCGTAAGGCTCCACACCGTTGGCCATCATGATGTTGACGTGGCTTGTAAAGTCAGCCGCGCACGTTTGGTATGGATTTATCAACGCATCGCATCGCAAGGCTTCATCCATTGCAGAATGCGCTATCCGTGCAAAATCAAGCGCCTTGATAGCTGCATCGCGGTCTTGAATAGCACACAGCAATTCCCGCTCAAGCTCGGCAAGCGCTTCGTCTTGGCTTTGAATGTGTAGCATGGCCCATTGCAGCAAGCCGCCCAAGTCGGTGCCACGGTTAGCCAGTCCGTGCTTTTCAAGCTCTTTTACTAGCTGCGATGTGTTCTTTAGCATAAGTACCCCACGCTGCGTAGGTGCGAATGGTCAGAGTTAGGCCGCTGCGGTTGATTGAACGGGTCGCACATGCCTACTTCATACGGGATGTATTTGCGCGTAGCCGCCTTTGTCGCCGCCACGTTGCCAAGGTCAAGATGGCTGCGGCCTAGCTTAGTGATGTGGAACGCTGATTCGGCTTCAAACAAGAGGCCAGCGTCTACCAAGATTGCTAGGCGTGCAGGCATATTTCCAACGCTGATACCAATATCCCGGCCATGCGTGAAATATTCGGCCCTGCGAGGTGCCTGGGCAATGATGGTGAGCAGCTTTTTCTGTGCGGGTGTGATTTTCATTGGGTTTCCTTTGTTGCTATTGAATGTGTAGCTGCTTATGCTTGCTGATCGGGCGCTGTGGGCTTTTTCGGCTTGAGTTTGAGTCGTGCAGCGGCCCCACGAACACGGTCTTCCAATGCTTGCGGGAGAATCTCGGGCCATACATACACCGATTGGGGTACGGAATAGCCTAGCGCTTTGGCGGCTAAGTTTGGTGTTCCACCTAGCAAGTCTATGGCTTCCTGTTTTGTCATCGTCATGTGAATCCTTTTAAGTTGTTTGACCCATGTAATGTAACACAGTTTACATCGCCATTGCCATGACCTTGTTAAAACTATTTTACTTTTTTTGCAAATTTATATGCATGGCGTTGAAAATTCGATTACACTAGCGCTACCGTAACAAACCAACCAAGGAAACGAATGAACGCTCAACAAATCATCAACCGGGCTGAAGACGCTGCTGCTAAATGTAGCCACGACCAACTGTCACGGCTCTCTTATCACGTTGGCTGTCTTCAAGCAGAAGTAACCATGCTCTGCCATCAGCTAAGTCAATACACCCCAACTACAAACGGCACAGAGACAAACTTTCGAACCAACTCAGGCGCAGAGCTGGTTATTCAATACGATGCGGATTCGGATGGATTGAATGACATTCTGGGAATCTTCGCCAACGGTATGGACATTCTCAACCTAGTGGCAGATTCCAAAGTCATGACGCAGATTGAAGAGCATTGCACCGACCATGCATACATCCAACGCAAGCAAGCTGCATATGACTTAGCAGAGCAGCAAATGGAAGCCAGGCGCGATGCGGATTTGGAAGGCGGTGCGGTATGACCATAGCCGAATACTTCGCCAGCCTGCCTCGTGGCTCTATCAAAGGAGTCGCAGCACGGCTGGGCTACTCGCAAATTCACCTGTACCGGGTAATCAGCGGACAAAATCAACCATCTTTTTTTATGGCGAATTCGCTAGCAACATTTTCAAACGGGCAAATCGACATAAACACTATCACCATTGGGCTGAAGGGAAACCACAATGCACACAAAAACTAACGGTTGTGGCGGCAATTGCAATCAAGGCAGGCGCACATGCGACTGCCAGCCCAACGCATACCGCACACACTTCGATCACCTGGGCGAGCCAATCAACCAAGAGCCGCCATTTTTGCTAACCGACCTGATCATCATTGCAATAGCTGTGGTTGGTACGGCTGTATTGTTAGCGGGTGTTTTATGAAAACAGATCGCGAACTATTGGAACTTGCAGCCAAGGCTGCACATGGTAATTTTGGAAAGCAAATGTTGGACAGCGGGTGGTCTCCACTCACTGACGATGGCGATGCATTACGCCTAGCTGTAAAACTGCGCTTGCGAGTATGCACGCCAAGAGCGACACCATGCGCTATTGCAAGTAATGGCGATGTTGTTGGGTACTCTGAAGACGAGCTAGGCGACCAACTAATTATTACAGACCCATACATTGCAACTCGCCGTGCAATTGTGCGCGCCGCGGCAGCGTTGGCATTGTTGGCGGGGGTGGTGTGATGCAACACACAGTGGAAACACTTTTATCGATGGCAGGCTCATACGCCGATGCAGAGTGCAGCGACTACTTAACAGGCGAAGGATCGTCGTTGTGGTATCGAGAAAACTTACTCAAAGCACTGACGGAAGCGCTTAAAAATAAGCAGGACTTATACACATCGCAAGAACGTGTACAAATTTCGCAAGAAAGTGTACATATCGCGCAGCCAGTACGGGATGACGAATTTGCAACCCGTGGTGAGCTTGCTGCACGATTAAAGTGCTGGCACAGATTGACAGGGGAAGAATCAGACGAGCTTGTAGATTTACTGAGGGCGCAGCCAGTACGAGAGCCAATCCAGTTTCTGTGCGATGCGACACGCTTCAAAGTGCGACAAGCAGAAGGCGATGAAGCTGGGCGCATCTATGGGCTACCAAGTGAACTAAATGGCAAGTGGGTTGCGCTTGTTGCGGCTGATGATGACTGTCACCTAAATTTGTCGCAGCCAGTACAGGTTCCTTTGACCGATGATGATATTGCAGATATTTGGGATAGCTGGCTAATCAACATTACCGACAAAATTTCAGCAATTCAGTTTGCCCGTGAAATAGAAGCTGCCCACCACATCGGAATCACAAAATGAGTACCCTATACAGACTTTACGCCATGTACCGTAACCACGGCCACACACCCTACCGCTCCATTGTGCGAGCGTTGGAAACTATGCGGAGGACGATGTGAACCAATCCGACATCTTTTCTATTGGAATGGAATCAGACACAGCCTATCGCCTGATGCAAGAGCTGTGCAAGCTGCTTGATGTGCCATATCCACCAGACCCGAACGATATGATGGAAATAAATGTAAAAGAATTGCAAAAAGCAGAGTAAAAGCGATTACAATGAAACTTCAATAAACAAGGAAACTTATGAGCATTGCAGCACTAATACTAGGCTCTTCGGGAAGTGGTAAATCCACCAGCCTACGAAACCTAGACCCAACCAAAACACTGTTAATCCAGTGCATAAAAAAGCCCCTTCCATTCAAGTCAGCCGGATGGAAAAAGCGGGTAAGCATGCAAGACGATGGCAACGTAATCCAAACCAGCGACCCGGTAATGATTGAGAAAATCATGCGTAAGTCACCCCACGACATTGTGGTGATTGATGATTACCAGGCGGTTATGCTGACGGAGATATTAAACCGAAGCGCAGAAACTGGATATGCAAAATACAACGATGTTGCCAAGGGGGCATGGAACATCTTCAATGCTGCTGGCGACTTGGCTGATCATCGGCGCGTGTATATCATGGCACACACCAGGACAGACGAATTTGGAAACATTCGAATGCAAACAATTGGCCGTATGGTTGACAACACTATTGTGCCAGAGGGTTACTTTACTATCGTCCTGCGCACCGAAGTCACCAACGGCAATTACAAGTTTCTAACCCAGACCAATGGGCAAGATTGCTCGAAAAGTCCAATGGGACTATTCAAAGACCTGCACATTGATAACGACTTAGCGCAAGTTGATCAAGACATTCAAGATTTCTATTCAATTCCCCAAACCACTGCTTAACAAGGAAAAAAGCAACCATGTATAACCTCGATCCAAACGCAGCACGACAAGCCGACTCACCAAGCGCTTACATAACCGAGCTTGGCAAATATATCGGCGCTATCACCCAAGCGGAAGACATCACTGCAAAGACTGGAACAAAAGGAATCAACCTTTATTTCACTAGCGACGCAGGACAAAAAACCAAGGTTTCTATATATACCCAAAGGGCTGACGGTACGCTTCTGAGCGGCTTCTATCTTCTGCAAGCCTTAATGACCTGCGTACAGCTTCGCAGCTTGTCGCCTAAACAGGGCACTGTTACTGCTTACGACTACGATCAAAAGAAAGACGTAACCAAGCAAGCAAGCATTTTCCCAGAGCTATGCAAGCCAATTGGATTCTTGCTGGGTACTGAGGACTATTTGAAACAAAATGGTAGTGTAGGTAGCCGCATGGTGTTGCGCGGTGTGTTTCAGGCCAGCACAGAGCTTACAGCTAGCGAGATTCTTGACCGAAAGACTGTGCCGGAAGCATTGCCAAAAATGGTAGCGGCTCTAAAACACAACCCGCTGAAGACTGCACCAATGGCACAGCGCACCCATGCTGCAATGCCTGATGATCAGTTCTTTGACGATTCTGATGGCAGCATCCCTTTTTGATGCTTGACTGATTTTTGGCACTGGTAGCCTCTAGGGGTATCTCGGTGGAGCGCACTACCAGTGCCAATTTATTTCTAAATATTTTACAAAACGCTAGTAAAATAGATTACACTATACATACAAAGGAAACCAATGATAAAACTACCTGAACCATTCAAGAAATCAGGGCAGCAGATAGGCCCAGACGGAAACAACCGGATGTTTTTTGATGCTTACACCGCAGAGCAGATGCTTCAGTTCCGGCGTGATTTGTTGGAAGAAGCTGCGAAAGTTGCAGACGCAACCGTCTGTGATACACACATACCAACTGGCGTAAAGATTTATGGGCAACGTGCAGGCAAAGCCATCCGTGCACTACTAAAGGAAACCAATGTCCTCACTTTTTAATTTGTCCAATCAGTACCTAGAACTGGCCCACACACTCGCAGAGCTTGATTTAGACGCTACAACGATTGCCGATTCAATCGAGGCAAGCGGCATTGTGGATGACCTCGCTACCAAAGCGGCAAACATCGAATACGTTGCCCGCAGTGCAGAGGCTAACCATGCAGCGATTGACGCTGAAATAGCCCGTTTGCAGGCACTAAAAGCGCATCGCACCAAGATTGCTTCGGGTTTGCGGGAATACATACTCAGCAACATGCAACGAATGAACATTGAGCGCATTGAATGCCCGTTGTTCACCATGAAGATACAAAAGAACCCAGCTAGCGTAGATGTGTACGACCCACTAAGCATCCCGGCCGAATACATGGTGACACCAGAGCCGCCGCCTGCACGTGCGGACAAGAAGGCACTTGCTACCGCTATGAAAGCAGGCACAGAGATACCAGGCGCACGTATGGTGCAAGGCGTAAGGTTGTCAATAAAATGAAAGTCACAACATCAGACAGGATGCGCCAGCTACTGCGCGAAGATGATTGGACGCCGACAGAATTAGCTAGTGAAGTCGGATGCCATAGAAGCATGGCACAAAACTTAATAGGCAAAGAAATAGCCGCAGGCAATGTGCAGTTTGTTAGTTATGACAGGCGGCCAGGTTCGCGCAGCAACCTATATACATGGGTGGGAGACGATGATCTGCTAACAATGGCAAAACGTGCTGCTGATTACTTGGAAGAACATGCAAAAGACCAATTAGGCCAGTCGATTGCTAACCACCTTCGGAGGATGACATCGTGATGACTAATTGGTTTCCAACTGGAACCGCACCTGTGCGGGACGGGTGTTATATCGTTCGACGTCCTAATTCAAAATGCCAGCATTTGTGCCGCTGGGACGTGAAAACTAAACTCTGGTACAGCGCAGGATCAACAGGTCGCAGTCAATATGACGTCATGGGATTTAACAATGGTGTTGATATTTTCGAATGGCGTGGATTAAGCATGGATCCACTGTATTTAGATAAATCTTTCCCATGAAAAAGCTATCAACTTACGCACGTAAGATGCGACGCACCGACCAAACCTACAATGCCGCAGCTTGGTTGAACACCTTGACCAAGTGCCGCGCCTATTCTGACGAATTGCTACCAGGTGCGATTGCCAAAGTGCCTAGCTTTGAAGCTATCCGCGCAATGATTATCGAAACCCGAATGTCGTTTGAGCGCATGAAAAGCGGATATGGAACCTCCCATAACTACGATGTGCTGATTGTTGCATTGGGTGAAGCGAAGATACGTTATGCACAGATAGCAGGCAATGAAAACCAAGCGGTTGACGCTCTAGACACTGCGGATGCTGCTTTGCTACGTACACGCATACGCTGGGAAAAAACGGGCGTATGGGGCTTTGATGGGCCTGCATTGGCAGAGATAGCGGACGGCCTCGACTTGTTTGAGGAAGTGGCTACAAATAGCAGCCCGATGCAGATGCGCAATGCCATGCTTGAGAGAAATAGGCTAGTGGAGCAATTAAAAAGAAATTACACGGCAATGTAAAATTTGTTGTATAATTACATTGCACAAACAAAGGAAACAAACATGCACAAAGAATTGATTGAACGACTACGCACATTGCCAGTATTTGACGATACAACTATTGGCAATGAAGCCGCAGACGCTATCGAAGCGCTGCAAGCAGAGAACGAGCGGATCCAGACCGAACTGCAAAACTCAATTACACGCAGACAAGAGCAAATGGCATCATCCGATTTTGCTGTGGATTCATTGAAGGAAGAAAACAACACCCTACAACAGCAACTAGCCGAAGCGCAGGCGCGTACTGAAGATGTGATGAAGGAACTACTTTGGATGCGACAATGGATGCGGAAAGACGAAGTAAATGACGGTGTAGTGATAAGTAACGCAGTCGGTTCTCAATGGAGTAAATGGATTGACCGTGTAGATGCAATCAAAGAAGCCATGAAAGGCGCAGCATGACCCACACAGTCGACACACTAATGGCGTTGGCCTACAAGCTGCGCTACGCAAAATCAGCAAGCTACGCAAGAGTATCGGAAGAAGCACTCCGCACAGCACTAACGGAAGCACTAGCACCACAGTCCGCGCAGCCAGTACCGCCGCACGAGTGCAAGACCGACGCTGAAAAGCTGGCATACGCCGCCGGATGGTGGAAGGCGTTAGAGGCTAACAGGGCGCAGCCAGTACGGGAACCTTTGAGTGATGATGATATTGCGGATATTTGGGACGGCTGGCTAATTCACATTACAGACAAAATTTCAGCAATTCAGTTTGCCAGGGCAATCGAAGCTGATCACGGAATTGGATGTGACAAGTGACCTACACCGCAACACCAACAGTATTCGAGATACACGACGACGAAACGAATGAGTTTGCCGCCCGTGTAAGCATGTTTGACGAAGGAGGCGCAACGATTGAGCTAAAAAGCTGCTTTGATCGAACTACCTTTGATGCAATCGTACCTAGTCTGCAATATTCTCTATCTGCTATGAAATTGGACGGTGACAAATGACCAAAGAACAAATACTTGAAGTGATAAAACTTCTTTCAGCATTGGAAGCATGGAGCTTTGCAGAAAAGCACAACTTGCCAGAGTATCTTTGGGAGCGATTGGACAAGAGCATCCAAGTGCTAACGGCTAAGGTGTTGGAGTGATGCAAGCCCCCATCAAAAGCACTTCGGTGCAATTGATTGGGGTTTTTCTATTTTCCAGGTGTGATGTTTGCCAATAGAGCGTCTTTATTTTGTGAACCGTGAGAACTTCCAAAATAGAAGTTAAGCACAGAACCGAAACCAGCCGATAACGCACCCAATAGAATCAATAGGCTTTGTTGGTCGCTTACCTTCAGTAGTCCAAGCATCATGCAAATCAGGATGGCAAAGAAGCCGGAAACTATCACGATTGCAAGAGTTCCAGGGATGTTTGAGCGAACCGCTGTTTGCATATCCCTAGCACCTTGCGTATTCTGCACAGCGAGTTGATCGGCTTTTAGGTCATTTTCGGTCATCCACTTTTTGAACTCAATCTCAGCCAGCTTTACTTGCGCTACTTGGTCTGGTGTAAGTTTGTCGGCACTGAGCGCCTCGCTAACGGCTTGAACTGTCTTTTCAGGCACACCTAGCTTATCAGCTATGAATGATGCTGCAATGGCCCCAAATGGGCCTGCAATGGCGCTACCTAAGAGTGGTGCAAGTTTTGCCAAAAGTTCGTTCATACGTAGTTCCTAGCACCGTCTTGGTCAATAATTAGTGCCTGCCTATTAGGCTTGTCACTAAAGCTAATATGTACCCACCCGCCACCGTACTTATCAAACTCACGAATTACTTGGTCATATTTGATTGTGCTACCGACGATAGCTCTAACAATACGGTCTACGTTTCCGAAAGTGGGACAAATAAAATCTACAGCCTCAGCCTTAAGGTGCTGACTTGTAGACCTCGAACCCAGAAGGCTATTGAGAGCACTACAGCGGTACCCAGAGCTAATACTAATTGGATTAGACCGAAGAAGAACTCGAACTTCTTCAAGTCCGAGACAGGTTCTTTTTGCTGTTTCATATAGCTCGATTGGTAGGCTGTTGTCGATACCGTGTCGTGCTGCTTTTTGGGAGGCACAAAACTCGACGAGGGTGAAGTGAGGGGAGAGGTTCATTTGAAGCCATGCGCTTTCAAGTAATCAATGAACATCAGCCCAAGCCCAACAAGAGCCGACCACACTAAACCAGCAAGCGACTTTTCAATGATGGCTTTGCGTATGGATGCGCGGTCTGTCTGCTCTTGTATCGCAAGCCTTACCCATTGCTGTTCCTGCTCTGTCAGGCACGCAGGCTGATAGTGAACCTTTAGAGCCGTGATTATTGAATTGACTAGATGCTCGTGTGTGCCGCTGCGTCGCTCAGTGCCGCCGTAGGTTTGGTGATCGTCTGTCATTTTGCCTTGAGCGCAGCTAGCGCCTGTTGTTTTGTGATTGGTAGGTCGTAATTATCGGCGAGATATTCAGCGAAGAACTCGCTACGATCATCAGGGTAGTGCTTGGCTTGCTCTTTATACGCCGATACCTCAGCCCATAAGCGGTAGCTCGGTATTAGCCGATATAGAGCGCTGTGGAGGGCCATTGGGAGAATGGCCACACCAATATAGTCAAAGTAGCCGAAGTGATACAGAGCGTAAGCCAATGGAATGGACAGCCATGCGAAGGTTGACCATTGTTTTACGTGCATCAATTCGTGACGGTACAGACCTTCGTCGTGGCGGTATTTGTCCAGAAGTCTGATTATTGGGCCATTGGCACAGCCACCTACATTAGGCGGGAGGGATTTTACAAAAAATGTTAAAGGGTACATATGCGGGATTTTAGAAGTTGGAAAAGTGTTTTGTTGGTCGTGGCGCTTACATTTCAAAAGAGCCAGATAGCCAAATAGTCCCTGATGCAGCTACTGGAATTTGGCTAGGAGTCCCATCATTTATATTCCACATGGTTGCAAAGTTAGAACCACCAGAGCCCACAGCAACTGCATTGCCCGTATAGGCGAAATTGTAGGCAAGCGCGTTGAAGATTGAGTTGTCCTCCGATGCTGTGGTAAACGGGAGTTGCACCTGTAAGTTTCCAGTGCCTGTGGCAGTAGTCCAACTGACAACTAAGTCAAATGTAACGATTCTTCCCCTACGCTGCCACCGCCCATATTGAGGTCCATAAGTGGCAGTGCCTGCGGTTGTTAAACCTTGTATCGTGGGTGTAAATGTTCCGCTATCATCAAGAAAAACGATAGAGTTTCCACCAGCATTGTTGTAGTTTGTAGCCGCACCAGTGATCAGGTTATCTGCGTATGTGACACGCGGGGTGTTATTAAAATAAACGCCTGTCCCTGTCGTATTGATTGTGTTGTTAGATACAACAAGGTCTGATGACCAAGAATTACGAATCGCGTAGCTGCCGGGGGTATCAATAGTATTACCGGTGATCGACAAGAACCGAGGAGCGTTAGCCCCGCCCGTACTTGTTTCATCAAAGGTCCATATCCCATATGTGTCCGGAATCTTGATGGAGTTACCTGTTACCGAGACACCGACAGTAGCCCCGCGAACATATACCCCATTGTTACCACCGTTGATTACATTGTCCGCAATCTCACCCTGTGCAATTGTCAGGAAGGTGATCGCCCCCATGCTCCAACCTGCCGCGGGACTGTTGAAGGAATAGTTACCGATGATGCGAATATCGCTTGATGTTTCTGCGTAGTATGCACCCTCATTGCAAGTGTCCGCAAAACAGCCAGTGATAAGGCTATTGGAAGATAGCGTTGATAGTGCGATCCCCCACCGCTGTGTATTGACAACCATCAAATTTCGGTATGTTCCGCGCCCAACATAAAGCGTTGAAATACCAGAGTCCCAACCATCATGCCCTGTTCCAGTGGGGATAACAGGTTGATTGGCTTGATTCCCATTGATAATAAAGTTCTCAATTAGAATGTCGTACATGATCGCCCAATCAGCCACCCAAACGTATTCGGTTGCTGACCACGCCCATGACTCTGAAGTAGCGGATGGATTACCTCCACCGTATCTACCCCGCCATACTGCCTTAATGACATTCATGCGTTCAGCAGCAATACCATTCTTGCGAAACAGCGTTGTAAGGTGGTGATCACAAGTTAGCGTAGTGCCTTGAACGTCCAGTAGTATTTCATTGCCAAGTGCGTATGTGCCGGGGGGAAAATAGAAGGATAGTCCGCCATACTGTCGAGTAGCGGACAATAGGGCTTTATTTATATTGAACGAATCGTCAGTGCTTCCATCCCCGGTTGCTCCAAACCATTTGACATTCACTTTACCTACTGTCGGTGTCAGTGTGATTGTTCCATTGCCGACAATGACGTAACCTGTGTTCTGGTTAGCGAACCCCGCGTTATATACATAGTTCTGCCGAATGGACGATATTAACGCCGCAGACAACGTTATGCTGTTATCTGTGGCATACGATGCAATTGTGGTCGTGAAACTATTGCGATTTTGCACATACGTTGCACCCGGAGCCGCACCAATCTTTGCTCCACCAAAAGGAACGGTGATGAACTTGCCAACGTCAGACGCTTGAAACCCATAAGTCCAAGATGTTACTTGCGTGGTTCCCTCTTGGCAGTCACAAGCAAGTACCGTCTTGCCCACATTAAAAATCTGGTGGCTTCCAGCCTCAATATCTGCAAATATAGTAAATACACTTCCCGCATCGGGCACCAAAATTGCGCCCCCATCAAATCGCATTACTCCACAAGTGAATGATGCATAAGTGTCAGATTGAATCCTGTAATTGCCTTTTGGGAAAAATACAGTGCCTGAAGTTCCAGCAGCGGTGCAAGCAGCATAAATAGCTGCAGTCATGTCTGTGGTGCCTGGGGTTGTATTGGCCCCAAAATCCAAAACACTCACACTCTCCCGCAACTTACCCTGCACCGTAGTAGCAACCGCACCAGTGCCAGCGGGGGTGTAAACCACGCCACTAGCATTAGGGCTGATTCCAGAACCAGCAGGAAAGCTGTAAACCAAAACGCTTTTTTTATCTTCTACACGAAGTGAGAAATTCACACCGTCAATATAAAGCTGCGCTGGTGATCCTGCGTTGTAAACATAGCCGTTTACCGTCCGAAGTGGATTAGGTGCAACTTGAGTTAAAGCAGCATCAAAATACACGTTTACCGGGTTGGTACGTGGGTCAAGATTAGTAGTGCCAATCCAAACATAACCGTTATCCAATGGAGTGCCATCAGAGTCTGCGAATATTTGATATGGGACTTGAATAGATAAGGCGCTCATGGAGTGGTTCCTGGTTTGTAATTCAATGCGCGGGTAATGCGCTCTTTAATCTTGCGGTCTTTAATCTGATCACGAATCATTTTTACACCCTGCACGATAGGAAGTGGTATTCCTGTAACTGTTCCTGCAATTGCACCCTCTGCCATTAGCGCCATCATGGTTCTAGCTGTACCTGAGTTATTGATTGACGTAAGCGGGGGAGTGCTTTGGATGTATTTTAGAACCTGATTCAAATTGCGCACTTCCTCTGCTGATTTTTTACCCAGCACTAAATCAAGTTTGCCATTTTTGTCCAATGCTTTGATTGTTTTGTCTAACTTTGATGCAGATATAACTGGAAGATTATCCGAACCCATGCCAGACTCTGCGCTGTCCATTAAGTGACGAACGGTAGCGCCTTGTAATTCTTTCCATGCCTGCTGACCTTCTGGAATTGTGCTAAATACACGCTTAATGTGCTGAATCTCAGATGGTCTAGCGCTAAGAATAGTCTTTTGAAATACATCTTCAATCGGCACTCTTGCGTCAGACATGCCTTTTTTTTCTAACAATAGATTGGCCACAATAGCTCGGTTTTCATACTTTTGAGCTTGTCGTGTACGTTGCGCACGCATGGCGCTTGTAATGTTCCCGCCTACGGGGTCGCCTGCGGTATCTATCGAGCTTTTCAGCATGGATGCAAGGCGCTTGTCATTTGGGGACGCTGCGCCCATCGCTGATACGGATTGACGGAAGTCTTCTAGCTTTCCTAATGTAGTGGGCAGTGGAACCAATCCGCCTTTATCGTCCAATGATGCAATACCCAGTCTTACGGCGTTTTGACGTGCTGTGTCAGTGATGCCAGTGATACCAGATACACCCACGGGTTGTTCATTGATAAACCCAATAACAGGGGAAACGTCAACCTCCATTGCAGCCTCAGGGGATGCCCTGAAAGCGTCGTACATGCTGCGGGTTTTGGCTTTTTCGGCTTTGTAGCCACTCATTAGAGTATCGACCGCCTTGATTCCCGTGTTTGATAAGTCGCCAGTCTCTGCTCCGGTATCGTCTAATACTTGTTCAAATTTGGACAATGCAGCGCGGTTGTTTTCCTGTTGACGCTCTAAAAACTGAGCCTGATATTCTGGCGTTTTGGCTTTTTCTTTTTCCCATGCCAATAAATCAGGACTGCGCTTCATTTCGCCTTCGGATAACTTCAATCCCGCCATCTCAGCTTCCGTGCCCCTTTGAAGCTCTAGCGGTGTGGCTTGTGAACCTACGGCAGAGCGCAGGTTTTGCTTGGGTGTCTCTGCACTGGTAGAGAATCCAACGGCTTCGCGCACTGTGGCGGGGATGTTGGCTACTGACTGGCCTGCTTTTTGAACTACTGGCACTGCACGCTCTGCCATTGCAATAGCTGGTAAAGCGGCCTGCCTTGCGCCTTGGGCGAGAGTTGTACCCAATGGGCCTACGATAGGGAGAAAAGGCGGGATTGACTGCAATGCCTGACCCGCGCCCTGAACGATATCTTGACCAACTTGACCCCTTGGTGCATAGGTAAGTGCAGCGGCTCCTTTGGTTGCAGCCTGCTCGACAAGTTGGTTAGCCTCGCGCGTGCCGAAAGTACCTCCTAGGATAGATTGAGCAATTCCACCCAATGCACCGCCCATCATGCCTACAGTTCCCCCAATAGCCCCAGTTCCGAGCGTGAGAGCAGCCTCACCTAGTCCTGCGGCTTGATCAATCAAGCCTGGTTGGGTTGGTTGGGGCTGGTTGGCTTGAGAAAATTGCGCGTTGTTTTCCTCGCCTTTTGCCTGTTGGTAGGCTTGGGCTACGGTGTCAAACTCAGGCGTGCCACGCTTGCTAGAGTTCTTAACAATCCACGCTGCGTATTCGTCAGCAGTTGCCATTAGCGACCTCCTGCCAAGATTGCGTCAGCGGCAGATCGCACGTTATTAGCAGGGGCCACATTGTCCTTGGTGGGGATTTTGGCAAGGTCTGAATTCTCACCAGAATATCGGCGTGAAACATCTTTAGCCACACGGCTAGAAAAGTCTGTAAATGTCTCACCTGGTTTAACTGCGTAGTCACCAGCTTGAAACGTATCTCTGGCCCGTGTGAGTGATCCACGGTTGCCAGCTAACCAATCGACCTTTGCACCCTCTACGGATGATTCAATATCCTTGAGTTTGGCCATGCCACGCAAGAAGCTAGACAACTGTGCCGGGTTGGCTGTGGCAGGTGGGAAACCCTCCATAACCATTGCAATGTCTTTGTCAGTAGCTGGGCCTGGTGGAAGAGAACTAACCGCCGCAGAGTTTTTCAGGCGTGTGAACTCTTGACGCAAAGCACTGACTGCGCCTTGTTCGCCTGTTGCTTTTTTGAGCCATTCGGCACTTGACCCCGCTATGCCCCACGCTGAACCAATGTCCTTAATACGTCCGGCAAGGTCGCTGTATTGAGCGGCTTGTTGTTTGGTTGCTCCTGCGGTCACTGCCGCATCGTTGATCAACTTGCGGGCACCTTCTGGTATTTCATTCGCCTTCAAACCTAGTTCTGTCAACTTCACCTGAGTATCAAGGGCAAGTTTTTGACGGTCTAAACCAAGTTGTGCACCTCGTACATTGATTTGGTTTTGCAGGTTCTTAACATTCCAATTCTTTTCTGTCAGTCCGGCCTCTTGCAACCGCTGGGAAAAATCAGACTCTACCGCCTTAGTCTTTGCCTCGGCCTGTGCTTTTAGCAAAGTAGAAGGCTGTAACTCTGCAGCCCGCTGCTCAGTTGAAAACTTGCTTGCGGCTTCAAACATATCTTTAGCGCCTGGCAGTGCAGACACAATAGAAGATAATCCCTTGAAGGCCATAGCAGGGCCGTATTTTTCCGCAGAATCAGCCAATCGCTCGTAAAGTGCAGCCTCTTCTTGGTCGCCGCTGTTCTTTTCACCCTCTGCGCGTTTCCTCAATAGCTGAATTGCCACTGTTGGGTTATTTTGCAGAGCGGATAAAACCTCGGTGTTGAATTTGAGCGTGCCTTGCTGTTGTTCTTTGCTCATCCCCTCTAGATAAGGCTGCATGGCCTTGGCTTGGCTCTCAGGTATGAAAGCAGCCAACTCAGCAGCATCGCGCATCGTTGGGTTGGGATTGGCAAAGAACTTTCGGCGAGCCAGTTCAGCATTCTGAGCCTGTTGCATCAAAGCCTGTTGCTGTTGTAATCCTGCCTGTTGTTGTTGTGCTTTAAAAGCTTCATCACGTTGCTGGGCCTGCATACCTTGAATACCAGCACCAAGTTGCATACCCTGCACAGCGGATTGAAACGGGTTTTTTAGCTGCGATGTGTAATCTATTGGTCCCATGTGTGTTCCTTAGAATATGCCGTATTGGGCCAATGCCGAATTGGTTGCCGACCCAACACCTCCAACATCTTGGAATGAGCCACTCTGTCTACCAAATCCGCCCATAGACTGCAATAGACCAAACCCACCCTGAACCGCATTGCCGAATTGATTTTGAGCCAATGCGCCACCAGCCTGAGCCGCGCCTTGTTGACCCATTAAGTTGGCAATGTTAGCGCCAGTTTGCATACCCGCAGAACCAACTCCAGCAGCGGATGATTGTCCAATTTGTGCAACGTTTTGATTAGTCATTTGCCCCAGTGATGTCATGCCACCTAAGCGAGCATATTGGTCTTGGATTGTCTGCGCAAGTAAAGCTGGGCGAAACTGCGCTAATGCAGCTTGGGTGTTCCCACCTCGTAGCCCACCAGTAGCCGACGCGTTTTGCAGCATGGCATTTTCACCCTGTTGCAGCATAGCGGTGTATTGTGGCGAGCTTTGAAGGGCAGATATAGCGCTTTGCTGTGCAGGTGCACCAGATAGGCCCAATAGAGCTTGTTGCTGTGCAAGTGCGGGCGCTCCAGCCTGTGCGTATTGAGACAAAGAGCCTAATGCGCCTTGTCCTGCCTGTGAATATGGTTGTAGGAGTTTTTGAATAGCATCAAACTGCCTGCGCTGTTCATCAATTCCACCCTGTGCGGATGCTGATTGAATGTTAGCAGCTTGAGTTGCTGATTCTTGACCTTCAAGCGCACCGCCTAAAGTTGATCCAATCATGCCGCCCAATGGCCCACCGCCTAGGAATGTTCCTGCTATGCCGCCTATTGCTGAAAGTAAACCCATTGGACAATCCTTTTTTCAAGATGCCGCTGGTCGCAAATATTCTCAGCGGTCACATTTTACAACATTAGGTTATTTCTCTGCCAGAGATTCGCAAAGTGATTGAACTCGCTGCACTGGCAAGGGTAGAAATAAACCCGCCTGAATCTAGCGTATGGCCTACTAGCTCTGGGAGGGTGTAGGTTTCGCCAGGTGCAATGGCTCGTGCGCTTACCAGTAAGTTACTAGTGCCAGCCGATCCGCTTACAGTTACGACGTTTACCGATAGCGTGACATTACCAGCCGTAGTGTTTGTGGCTGTGGCTTTGTCAATCACTGCCCGGCAATTGGTAGCGGTGTATTGTGTAGTTTGTGTGTTCTCTGCTTGTTTAGCAGCAACTAATACTTTGGATGTAACTGTCATATCTTCCTTTACCAAGCGGGTATATATCTTGTAGTGCCGTTATCGTTAATCGGTATCCACTTTGTCGGATTGCCTGAGGTTGGCCCGTTGGTCATAGTAGCTGCCGCTGCACCTGATCCGTTTGTCAGTGTTACGGATGAGTCTATCAATCGCCCTGTGTTGTTTTTCAGGTCCGAGGTAATAGATGCCCCAGTTGCTATCGTGATAGAACCGTCTGCATTGGTTATGGCGATATTTGACCCAGCCGTAAGGCGTGCGTTTTTCCACACTCCCACGGTTGCGTCATAAATCAACAAACTTCCAGCTAATACGGTAGGTGTGATTTTGACGTTGTGCAGTTCGTCAATCTCATAACCGTTATCAACCTTGACGAATATCTTTCCTTGCGTAATGTGCGCGTGAATTACATACCCAACAATAACCAAGTGAATTGGTGCGCTGGGTTTGATGTTGGTAATTTGACCTGCTGTAGTGCCGGATAAATAGAGAATATCACCGTCTAACCATGTTTCACTTTGAAGCGATCCTGTTGTATTTATGTCCCTAACTATTCCGCTAGTGGTTACGAATCCCTCTAGGTTATCTGCAATGGTTTCAGTGACTAATCCGATGGTGTCGCCACTGTTTGCATCGTTATTCGCTTGGGCTAGTGCAACCTTTGGGCGTTGACCCTGTGCGCCTGAGATTCTCACGCATTGGTAAGCGGCCTCTGTGAGTGTGGCCCCTGTTTTGTTCACTACACGGATAAACTGCTCTTGCCCCAATTGGAGATTGACGTTACCGCCCTTTAGCCCAACATCAATAGTCCCGTCGGTATCGTTCCATCGCATACGCCCTACCGCACCCGTAGTTGGCGCAGTGGTGGACATATCGAGGTAATCAGTTTTTACGTGATTGTTTAAAGGGTCAGGCGCGATATATTCAAGATTCTTGGCGAGAT